TTTAGGAAAGTTTTTTAATATTAACCTTCAGGAGATTGTTCTGCAGGAGGCACTGGTGTAAATACTCCACTCTGTGGATCTAATTGACCAGGTCCGTACTTTTCATTTAACTTTTGTACTAAATCACGTTCAGTTTGTTGAACTCCTTCGTATTCAGACTCAAGTTCTGTTTGACGAGTTTCAATTGCGTCAATTTGTTGGTCTAAAAGTATTTTTTGTACAGCAATTTGACCTAACATTGCTTGTTTTTCTTGATAACTTGTTTGTAAATCACCTAGTTCTTTTAAT